CGGGGTTTGGCACTATAATAACACTATGATGAAAACAAAACGAACTGCCCGTAAAGACTGCAACTACATTATCTATGAGATGGTGTCGGAGCGCGGTGAGAACTACATTGGCTTGACTCGTAAGAGCTTGCCCAATGCTGACAAGGTCATAGCAGAACGCTGGCGCAAGCACAAATCACGTGCTCGCAACGAGAACCGTTTGTGGGCATTGTATATCTACTTGAAGTCGGGTGGATTGGATCTAGCTTGGCACCACCGTGTCATTGCTGTAATACGTGGCCGCAAAGAAGCCTACGAGTATGAGCGGCACTTGGTCAAAGAGTTCCGCCCTACACTAAACGATCAGTATCTATAACCCTACGGTTGACTGGGTTATAGATCTGTGCTATAATAGACACATAAACAACAAAGGAGCGAACTATGATGTTTACACTAGAAGTCTACAAAAAGGATGCCCGCACTAAAAAGGGCGAGCGGTTGGTGCATAAAGCGGATCATGACATTGGCACTAGCGGCTCTGCTCTTAATATGTTCGAGCACACTGTTAAAAATACATGGCTGGCCAGTCAGGGTTACCGCTACGAAATCCATGTAACTTATGTAACTAAGAAGAACATGATGTCGGGCAACGAGTTTGTCGAACGCTACGACACGCCCTACTATTGCAGTCCCTCTAGCGAATCTTATTGGAGCATGTAATGACTAGATACTACGACGAATTGGCTGTCTACGAGCGCAACGGCTTTGATGTTATTGTGGACAAGAGCTGGGAAGACATGGACCCCAAAGACTGTTTTGACGATGCCTGCTTTGACATGAAAGAGATGTATGCAGACATCGAGTGCGGCCGTTTGGATTGGTTCATGTTGCGGGTGCGGGTCATGGTTGAGAACATCGAACTCAGCTCAGAGTTCTTGGGTGGATGCTTATACAAAGACGCCCGAGAAGTGCTCACAGACGGCACAGCAGAAGACCTCATTGATCAGGCTTTGACAGCGGCCAAAAAGGATGTCTATAGACTCTACAAGAAGTTCCAGGATATCAGCTGGGAACTTGACGCTGAAACAGTTTGATAGTATAATAGAGACTTACACACACAAAGGAGAGACCTATGCGTACAGTACAAGAGATCAACCAAGCTATCATGTTTGGCGACTTCACCAACACAGAGTTATCCAGCATGATTGATGCTGTTAAATGGCGCCGTGCAACACTGGCCAAGCTGACCAAAGCCAGCCTAGCTGTTGGGGACAACGTCAACTTCACATCCAGCAAGACTGGCATGAATGTCACGGGTGTGGTCACTAAGATTGCCATCAAGTATGTCACAGTGAAGACAGCACAGGGTCTGTGGCGTGTGCCGGCTAATATGTTAACTCTGGTCGAAGAGGAGTTTGCATGATCCTAAGCTATAAACACGTAGACGATGCCCTACAGTGGACGGGTGCGGTGGCCATCATCTGTGGTCACGTGCTGAACACCTTGGGGTCACAGTATCATCAGGATCTGTGGAACATTGTGGCATTTGCTGTGGGCACTGTCTGCTTCTTAGCATGGGCCGTGCGTGTGGCAAATAAGCCACAGATGATGGTTAACATTGTGGCAATGACCACATGTGTTGTAGGGTTAGTCAAGGCTTGGATTTGACAGGCCGCCCTAGTTGTGCTATAATTAAGGCTTAGTAAGTAACAAGGAGCGAACCATGTCAAACTACCCTAACATGAGCTATTGCATGTGCGAGAACACTCTCGGTGCATTGGATCAAGTGATCTCAGCTATGCGCGAAGAAGGACCCCAGTTCTTGCGCGAGTTGAACCGCACAGAGCAACGTGCGTTCAAAGAGTTGTTCTCAATGTGCGAAGACTTCCTCACTGCCGCAGAGGAACTTGAGGACGAGTGCGGGAGAGATGGACAGCCCGACGAAGCCCAGGAGTGGGCAGACTTTGATCCGGAGTGCTGATATGTATAACTATGTCTGCCAAATGTATTACAAAGACAAGCTGTATTCCGGACACTATTGGGGTGAAGAATACAGCAAGGCCAGGGCCTGCAAGGCTATGGTAGAACTACAACGATATCGTCCAGGCATGCGGTTTGTGTTGACAGACTACAAGACTGGTGCTATAATTAAGACTACAGAATACACACACAGGAGCGCACAATGATCACAGCAGACACACTAGGGGTTCTAACCTCATATAGCCCACAGTATCTAACCAAAGCCGCACAGCTGGCAGGCTGGAAAGGTCCAAACTTCACAGCATGTAAGTTCTTGGGCATTACCAATGGCGGACAGTTCTGCTACATAGGTGTCTTCCAAGTAGAGGGCGGCACAGACAGCACCAAAGTGTTCCTTACATATATCCATGATGAGGATAGGGTTATTGCTGACATCCAGTTGACAGACTTGGTATAAGCTGTTATAATACATACTTACACAAACACACAAGGAGCGATAAATGGGAACTAGAAGCACTATTGCATTGGAATTCGCAGACGGCACAGTAGAGCAGGTCTACTGCCACTGGGACGGTTATCTTGCACACAACGGTCAGCTCTTGCTGAACTACTATAGCAACCCTTTCATCTTGCGTGACTTGATCGACATGGGCGATATCAGCTCATTGGGCAAGATCGTAGGCACCAAGCACCCCTTCAGCCCACACGAGGGCGATACACAGAAGGCACTCTACGAAGCGGCTCAGGCAGCGGGTGCAACTACGTTCTACGGACGCGATCGCGGTGAGACAGGCATTGACTCTCGCAAGTTCAAAGACTACGAGGATTACAAAGCCAATCACCAGTATGAGGAATACGACTACATCCTGCGTCAAGTAGACGGCAAGGCTGTTTGGTTTGTATCCGATCACGACGGCGCCTATGTTGAATTGACGCAGGCTATTATGGACGAGCAGGATCGTATTGCACAAGAGGAGACAGCATAATGAGCATGATGAAAGACTTATCCTACGACATTCAGGAACTCTACATTGAGGGCTTCAACAGCCGTGCAATCGCAGAGGAACTCAACTGCCCAATTGAGATTGTATTGGGTGCGCTGGAAGCGATGAATGTGGCTGATTCCACAGAAGATTTTAGCCCATTCGATACAGTAAATAGTTGACAACATCAGCTGTTGGCAGTATAATTAACACTTAGACACAAACACTTAGGAGCGAACTAAATGGGTAAAATGGTAACTATGAACATGTTGGATAAGAAGCCTAGCAACGCAATGCATTTGAGCCTAGAGCAGGCTGCTGTGCAAAAGAATCTCACAGAGTCAGATGATGAGATCAAGACACGTTTGCGTGAGCGTTTCGACATCCTGGACGAGATGACACGTGCCGTTAAGAAGGGCGATGTCCGTGCTATGATCGTCACCGGACCCCCGGGTGTGGGTAAGAGCTTTGGTGTAGAGACTGTGCTGTCAAAGCACGATGTGTTCGCTACTGTAGCACAGAACGAGAAGCTCAAGAAGTATGAAGTGGTCAAGGGTGCAATGTCAGCTATTGGACTCTACAAGAAGCTCTACGAGTATCAGGATAAGAAGTGTATTCTAGTGTTCGATGACTGTGACAGCGTGTTATTGGACGACTTGAGCCTGAACATCTTGAAGGCTGCTTTGGACTCTAGCAAGAAGCGTATGATCCATTGGAACACAGACAGCCGTTTGCTACGCTCAGAGGGTGTGCCCAACAGCTTTGAGTTCAAGGGTGGTGCAATCTTTATCACCAACATCAAGTTCGAAAACGTTAAGAGCAAGAAGCTCAAGGATCACTTAGAGGCACTGGAAAGCCGTTGCCACTACTTGGACTTGACCATTGACACAGAGCGTGAAAAGGTCTTGCGCATTAAACAGATCGTTGAAGACGGTATGTTGGAAGAATACGAGTTCAAGCCTTGGGACGTTGACGAGCTCTTGGACTTTATCGATAACAATAAGAAGAAACTGCGAGAGTTGAGCCTGCGTATGGTGCTCAAGCTAGCAGACTTGAAGAAGAGCTTCCCCGATCGTTGGACGAGGGTAGCCGAAGTATCTTGTATGCGTCGAGGCTGATTCGCTCCCAGAGTAGACACTACAAGTAAAAGCCCGCAAGGGCTTTTGACTCCCCTAGCCCGTAAGTCCGATTCGCTCCCGGCAAGCTAGGGGATTTTTTTGACGAGTGCGGACTGTGGCTATAAAACAACACAAAGACCCGCCAGTTGACTGGGTTATCAAATTGTGCTATAATAGATACATAGTAAGGAGAGCGCAATGAAGATCACAATCAAAGTTAAACCCAAACACAGAGAGCACATCGTCCTGTTCTGTGCGGGCACACCCTTTAAGCAGAAGGTAGTTGAGAGCAAG